TTGACATTGCGTGCAAGCGGATCGCAGCCGCACAGGCGCAGGGCCAATTGCTGCCGCAGAGCCAACCGGCGGCGGTGCAGGAAGCGCTGCTTTGACGCACAACGCCGCCTTAACCGAGCGCGGCGAGAAGCAGTAACTACGGAGGACGCTGCTTATTCCGCGTCCGGTTGAAGGCACAGTTATGCAACAAACGAAGGAGTGAGCGATGGACGAACGACTTGAAGCTGTAAGCGAAAAAATACGAATGGGAATTCCGGTAAGCCTGACGGAGGCGATTGAGGCGATTGATTACCAGCAAAAGCTGAAAACTGAGCGAGACGCACAAAGAAGCAAAACCATCATCGGCAGACTGATGCGCTGGTTTCGTGGTGCATAACTAGAAGTAGACGGCATTTCCGCCGTATAACCTGTCCACGGCATGACAACACGGAGCTTTCTGATCTGTCCGAAATGCTAGTGGACCATTGAAAATACTGGCGTTTGGTGGATAGTTGGCAGCATGGGCGAAAGAAGGTCGATCGATTGGGAAGCTGTTGAACCTGAGTATCGGGCAGGCATTCGCTCGCTGCGCCACATCGCCGCGCAATTCGGATGCACGGAAGGTGCCATTCGCAGTAAAGCTAAAGAACGCGGATGGGAGCGCGACCTATCTGCGAGGATCGCCGCGAAGACGGAAGCGCTACTACGCAAAGAAGAGTTACGCAAGGAAGTTCGCAATGCGTCTTCCGCTTCCGATGCGCAAATTGTCGAGTCAAATGCACGGATGCTGGCCGATACCGTGCTCAATCAGCGCACTGACGTCAAGCGCGCCATGGGCGTCGTTACGTCCCTGTGGAGTCAGATCGAGGTTGAGGGCGACTACACGGAAGAATTTCGTCGTGTCGGCGAGATGATGCGAAAGGAAAACAGCTTTGGCGAAGACAAGCTGAATGATATGTACCTGGCAGCAATTGACCTGCCGCAGCGCGTCAAGAACGCGAAGCTGTTGGCCGATGCGCTACGGGTACTGGTCGAGTTGCAACGCAAGGTGCTCCGCATCGATGACAAGCCTAACACTACTGGCGACGATGACCTGCCAAAGCTGACCGATGCGCAGCGCGCAAGTCGCATTGCGAACCTACTGGCGAGGGCTGTTTTGTGATTGGCATGAGTCCGTCAGAGTTGGTCGAGCTAACAAAGCGGCTTTCCCCAGAGGAACAGGCCGAACTCGACAAGCTGCTGACGCAAGGATTGCCGCTGTGGTTGCCGCAGGTAGGGCCGCAGATGCGCGCGCTTGAGTCCGAGGCTGACATCCTGTTCTACGGCGGCCAGGCCGGCGGCGGCAAGTCTGACCTGTTGCTCGGGCTGGCGCTGACCGCTCAAAAGCACAGCATTTTGTTTCGCCGTCAGGCCGTGCAATTGGTCGGTCTTGAAGAACGAATGACTACGATTCTCGGGTCGCGCGACGGCTACAACAGCCAGACGGGTGTGTGGCGCCTGCCGGCCGGGCGCGTGCTTGAATTGGGCAGCGTCAAGGAGCCGGGCGACTGGATGAAATATCAGGGCCGGGCGCACGACGCCAAGTTGTTCGACGAGATTTGCCACTTCACCGAACTGCAGTTCCGCTCGCTGATCGGCTGGATGCGCACCGATGATCCTACCGTCCGTCAGCGCGTGGTATGTTCCGGGAACCCGCCGACAGATGCGGAAGGCGAATGGGTCGTGCGGTTTTGGGCGCCCTGGATTGATCCGCAGCATCCGAACCCGGCCAAGGACGGCGAGTTGCGCTGGTTCGTTACCGACGAGAACGGCAGGGACATGGAAGTGCCGGGGCCGGAACAGGTTGCGGTTGACAACGAGATGATGACGCCGAAGAGCCGGACGTTCATTCGCTCGAGCGTGGATGACAACCTGTTTCTTCAAACGACTGGATACAAGGCGACGCTACAATCGCTGCCAGAGCCGCTGCGCTCGCAGATGCTGCGCGGCGACTTCACGGCCGGGCGTGCCGACCACGTTTGGCAGTTGATACCCACCGACTGGGTTAAGGCTGCGCAAGCGCGATGGAGGCCGCGTGATGTCAAGGGGCAAATGACGGCGCTTGGATTGGACGTGTCGCGCGGAGGTCAGGATAAGACATCGGCCGCGCGCCGGCACGGGCAGTGGTTTGACGAAGTGCTGAGTGTTCCTGGGCAAGTGACAGATGACGGGCCGAAAGCCGCTGGATTTGTCGCGCCACTGATCAGAAACGGCGCTTGCGTGTGCGTTGATGCTATCGGCATAGGATCAAGCGCACTGGACTTCATCAAGGGGCTGAACCTGCTTGTTCTTCCGGTTGTCGGGTCCGAGGCTAGCCAAGGATACACGGTAGCCGGAAACCTACGGTTCAAAAACAAGCGTGCCGAAATGTACTGGCGTCTGCGTGAGGCGCTTGACCCGACTGCGGAAGAGCCGATTGCGCTTCCGCCGGATTCCGAATTGCTGACAGACCTGACGGCCGTGCGCTACAAGGTGGTGCAGATGGGCAGCAATGCCGGAATCCAGATACGCGAAAAAGATGAGATACGCGAGGCGATTGGTCGCAGCCCTGACAAGGGCGATGCAGTGGCCATGACCTTCGTATCGGGAATTCCGGCGCCTGGCAGCAATCGGCGACAGGTCGCACGCAGAGAGGCGCCATCGTGGCGCGTGTAAGGGAATAAACATGGATCTCATGACCGCCGCGATGGCAGGACAGCAATTTGAATCGGACGAACACGCAGGACTCGACCTGCTGACCTTCACCCAATGGATGCAGGAGCTGCAGGAGCAACCGCCGTGGCGCTCTAAAGCCGACAAAGAGGCCGACTACTGCGACGGTAACCAGTTGGATAGCGAGGTCATGCGCCGGGCGCGCGAGCGCGGACTGCCGCCAGCCATCGAGCCGTTGATCGGCCCGACAATGGACGCCATTACCGGCATGGAGGCGAAGACGCGAACCGATTGGCGCGTAATTCCAGACTCAGACAAGGCGCAAGACGACGTGTCAGAGGCGCTGAACTTCCGGCTCAATCAGGCCGAGCGGCATTCCAAGGCCGATGCCGCCTGCTCGGAAGCCTACGCTTCGCAAGTCAAGGTTGGGCTGGGCTGGGTCGAAGTGGCACGCGAGCAAGACCCGTTCAAATACAAGTACCTGGCGCGCGCCGTGCATCGGAATGAAATCTGGTTCGATTGGCTTGCCAATCCCGACATGAGCGACGCCCGCTATCTGATCCGGCGCAAATGGATGCCGCGCAAGCAGGCGAAACTGTTGTTTCCAGATGCAGCGGACATCATTGAGCATGCCGGGTCTGGGTGGCACGGCATCAATCCGGGCATGTTCAGCACGGACGGCGGAATTTCCACGGGCCTGGCGACGGCGCAGGACAATGAGCGCGGGTGGTCGATTGAGGAGCAGGAGTGGCGCGACACGTTCAATAGCCGCGTCTGCTTGTTCGAGGTCTGGTACAGGGACTGGCAGCGCGTGCTGGTCATCACCACGCCAGATGGTCGTGTGGTCGAATACGACGATGACAATCCACTGCACGTCGAAGCGGCTGCGTCCGGCATGGTCGACGTCATCTATGCGGTGATCGGCAGGGTGCGTCTGGCGTGGTTCATGGGGCCACACCGGCTTTCGGATCAGCCGTCGCCGTACAAGCACCACAAATTCCCGTATGTGCCGTTTTGGGGCAAGCGCGAGGACCGCACGGGATGTCCGTTCGGCCTGGTGCGCGGCATGATTTACCTGCAGGACGAGGTCAACGCGCGTATCGCAAAGATGCAATGGGGTCTGGGCGCGGTGCGCACGACGCGCACCGATGGCGCCGTTCTGGATGACGACGATGCTTTCCGCGAGGAAATCGGCCGGCCGGATGCTGACATCGTGCTGAGTGCGGAGGCCATGCGCTCAGGCGGAGTATTCAAGGTCGAGCGCGACTTCGAGTTGAACCGCCAGCAATACGACCGGCTGGTGGATGCGCGCGAGGCGATCAAGCGTGTCGCCGGTGTCAGTGATGCGTTCATGGGCCAAGGCGCGCAGTCGCAGTCTGGCGTAATGCAGGCAGGGCTTGTCGAGCAATCGAACCAGAACCTGGCCGACATCAACGACAACTTCAAGGAATCGCGGATGAATGTCGGCGACCTGCTGCTGTCGCTCATCATTGAGGATATGGGAAGCGCGCAGCAGAGTGTTTTCATCGACGGAGGCGGCATCAAGGACGACAAGACGATTGCCTTGAATGTGCCGATGCTGGACGAAGACGGGATTTCCTATCTGGACAACGACGTGCAGCGCACTCGGCTCAAGGTCGCGCTGTCCGATGTTCCGAGCACGCCGAGTTTCAGGACGCAGCAACTGGCGGCCATGAGCGAAGCATTCAAGTCGGCGCCTCCGGAATACCAGCGTGTGATGATGCCGCATCTGTTTGCGCTGATGGACGTGCCGAATCGGCAGGAAATGATCGAGGCCATCAAGCAGCTTGGCACAACGCCGAGCGAGGCGGAGATCGAGCAACGCATCCAGCAGGCGGTACAGGAGGCGCTGACCAAGGCGCAGACGGAAATCAGGATGCGAGAACTGGAGCAGAAGCAGCCTCTGATCGACGCACAAGTGCAGAAGACCATAAGCGAGTCGGTCAACAAGGCCATCGAGGCGCAATTCGGTGCCATCCAGACGGCGCAGACGATCACGGCAATTCCGCAGACGGCGCCACTGGCCGATACGCTGCTCAAATCTGGAGGATACAAGGACCACGACGCCGCGCCGATCGTGCCAAGCGCCGCGCCCGTGGGCGGCGCCATGCCGGCACAGTCGGGAAGGCCGGCCGAATTGACGCCGGAACAGGTCGATGCGATTCAGCGTCAGACGCCGGCCGGTGCGCGCGAGTTGCTTGGTCGGCGCCACAACACATCACCGCAGTTCCCGGCCAATCCGACCATGCCGGCCAACCCGGATGTCGGCGTCAATACCGGGATCGAGGGTGGATAAAAATGCTAGTGGGCGATGTAGCCTATGACTGCAACGCAGTTTCCCGCTGTGAAGCGGGGTATTCCCGTAGCTGGAGCTTCTCCGCGAGGCGAAGCATGTTTTAACCGCTCACTACCGCGTCACGGCGACAAGTGATCGGCATGGCCCGCCGAGAGGACGACGCCATTCCCGAAGATGGAGCGCAATATGTCTGGTCGCAACATGGAGTCTTACCTGAACGACGCTGAAGCATTCGAGGCGTTGAGCGAGGACGAGCAGGCCCGCCTGTTTGCGGGTGAAACGCTTGAGGGCGATACCGAGGCGGCAGAGCCGGCCGAGGAAAGCATCGATACGCCCGCCGATGATCCCGACAAGCCCGCAGCAGAAGCCGAACCCGAGCCTGTGATTCTGGCCAAGGACGGCCAACACACCATTCCGTTCTCGGAACTGGAGTCGGCGAGGGCGCGTGCGCAGCAACTTGAGCAGGAACTTCTCGAACTGAAGGCAAGCAAGGCCGAGCAACCGGCAACCGACCCGGAATCTTTTCCGGTGAGTCTGGCGGATCGCCTGGCCGACCTCGATAGCCGCGAGGACGCCATTGAAACGGCGTTCGACGAGGGCGAGATCGATCGCAACGAGTTGCGCAAGCAGCTACGGGAGATTGCCAATGCGCGCATGGACCTGAAGCTTGCCGAAGCGCAAGCCGCCCAACGTCAGCAGATGGCGCAGGAACGTGCCGTTGCCGATGTCGGGAAGCGCGTCGAGGCGCTGGTCGAACAGTACCCGTTCCTGAACCCTCAAGGAGCAGATACCAACCAGAAGGCGATTGATCTTGTCGTTCTCCAGCGCGACAAGTTCGTGGCCGAAGGCATGTCCTTTGGCGACGCCATCGAGAAGGCGGTCGGCGAGATTGCCCCGCTGTTCGAGACCAAGCAGACCAGGCAACCCAATGCTGATGCCGCCAGCAAGGCCGCCGAGGCAATTTCCAAAGCCAAGACCAAGGCTCCGACCAGTCTTTCCCAGGTTCCGGCGGGCGCGCGGGCGCACCACGACGAGGGCGAGGCGATTCGGGAAATGGACATCAATCAGCTTTCGCGGTCGATGGAGTCGAAAACCCCGGAAGAGATCATGAGGCTGATGAACAGGGTTCTTTAAGCGCAACCGTTTTACGCCCGGCGTGAGCCGCGCATTCCACCTTCAGGAGAAACATCATGGCTGAAACAGTCATCCCCTACGGCAGTCCGCAAGCTGTCCGTGTTCAATCCGCCGGCCTGTTCGCCCTTTCGCAGCAGCGAATCAGCCGCCTCAACAGCCTGGCCGGCAAACTTCCGCAACAGTCCGACGCCGAGTCGACGCTGCGCCGCCAGTCCGGCAATCAGTTGCCCATCGTCCGCTGTCAAGACCTGACCAAGATGGCCGGCGACGAAGTGACCTTCGACCTCATCAACCTGATCGGCGGCAAGCCGATCATGGGAGAACGGTACGCCGAAGGCAAGGGCGACCGCATGGACTTCTCGCAAGACAGCCTGCGTATCAACCAGACGCGCAAGCCGATCAGCGCTGGCGGCAAGATGACCCAGCAGCGCACGCCGCACCAACTGCGCGCTTTGGCGCAGTCGCTCGGCCACGACTACATGAGCCGCCTCGAGGACCAATTGAGTCTGGTCCATCTGGCAGGTGCCCGTGGCTTCGCCGATGACATCGAGTGGGCCGTGCCGTTGGCGTCCGACCCCGACTTCTCCGACATCGTGGTGAACACTGTCAAGGCTCCGACGCGCAACCGGCACTTCATGTCGACCGGCAGCGGCATCGAGCCGATTGCCGCATCCGGAAACGAGATCACCATCGCCACGACCGATGTTATGAACATCGATCTGGTCGATGCGCTGCGCACCAAGCTGGATTCGATGCCGCTGCCGCCGCCGCCAGTGAAGTTCGAGGGCGATTTGATGGCCAGTGACGCACCTCTGCGCGTGCTGCTCTGCTCGTCCGAGCAATACACGTCGCTGGTACGTTCTACCAACTTCCGCACCTGGCAAGCGAATGCGATGGCCCGCGCGCAGATGGCCAAGCAGAACCCCCTGTTCATGGGCGAGGCCGGTATCTGGAACGGCATCCTGATCGTCAAGATGCCGAAGCCGATCCGCTTCTATTCCGGAAACAGCCTGCGGTGGTGCGCCTCTACCACGTCGAACACGGAAACGTCGACTGATCTGGTTCCGGCCGCATTCGGCACCGGTTACGCCGTTGACCGCGCTCTGCTGCTTGGCGGCCAGGCGCTGGCCCAGGCTTACGGCAAGTTCCGCCAGTCTGGTGGATCCTATTTCATCTCGGAGAAGGAACTGGATCACGGGGACAAGCTGGAAATCCTGCTCGGCATGATCGGCGGAACGTCCAAGATTCAGTTCCTTGTCGATCACGGCGGCGCCGCGAAGCAATACACCGACTTCGGCGTGATGGCCATCGATACCGCCGTGGCGATCGCCTAACCACAAGCAGGCCGGGAACCCCCCGGCCTCTTCTGATCTTCAAGGAGAAGAAACACCATGACCACCCTAACCTCAAATGGCATGAAGGCCCTTCAGTATTCCGGCCCGTCCGGAAACAAGTCCGTCATTCGCGGGAATTTCGCCACCAATGCCTCCGGCGTCGCCGCCAACCAGTCCGACTTGGCGACCGCGGTCCAGATCAATGATGTGGCGCGCCTCGCCATCCTTCCGGCCGGCACTGTTCTGGATGACGCCGTTGCTATCGTTTCCGATGCCTTTGCCGCGTCGACCACGGCGGACATCGGCTTCCTCTATGCCGATGGCGTCGATTCGTCTGCCGTCCCGCAGAATGCCGCGTTCTTTTTCTCCGGGCTGGCAACCTCGTCGACCGGACGCACGCGAACAACTGCGGTAAATGCGCCGGTCACGCTGCCGAAGGACGCCTATCTGACGCTGACCCGCAAGGGCGCTGCCGATTCGGCGGTCGGCATTGTTGACGTCCTCGTCGACTGCGTCCTGCGAGGCGCTGTGTAACCAGCAGCACGGGCCGGCCGAATCACTGGCCGGCCCACTCAACATGGAAAGCATATGATCCCCATCAAGTACATCGGCCATCGACCGCTCTACCGCGACGGCGCATGCGGCTCCGGTCTGGTATTCGCGCAAGGGCAGACCGTCCTGGTGGATGACGAGTTCGCCGTAAAGATGCTGCGCCACCCGTCTGTCTATGAGCGCGGTCAGGCGGACGAAAGCGAGGCACCGGCCAAGGTAACGAAGAACACCGTCACCGAGGACGAAGACCCGGATCAGACGGCCCGCGATGCCATTGCCAACCTGAACAAGGATGCGCTTGCGACCTACGCCAAGACGCATTTCGGCGTCGACATTGACAAGCGCAAGAACGTTGGCGATCTGCGCCAACAAGTGACCATGCTGTTCGATCAGTACGGAATCGAGTAAGGCATGGACCTTGCCGCCATGATCGGGCAGTTTCGGGTTCAGGCACAGGATGCGCGCAAGCCGTACTTGTGGCCTGACAGTGAACTGGAGTACTGGTTCTCCGAAGCCGAAAGCGAAGCCGCAGTTCGCGCCAGGCTGCTGCGCGACACTGACGAGTTTTCCATTGCCTCCGGAAATAACGATCCGCTGGAACTTCCGATTGGCCTGTTCGACATCCAGCACGCCGAGCTGCGCGCCAGCGACGGAACGACCTACGAGATCTCCGCCACGAGCCGGCGCGATCTTGACTGGCTGCGCCCGGGATGGCGGTCGCGCGCCGAGCGGCCGACCAACTATGTCCATGATGACAAGCAACTGATTCTGTCTTCCCTTCCGGACCAGGACTACACGCTTTATCTGGAGTTCTTCCGGTTGCCCAAGAACAGACTGGATGGCGATGACGACGAACCGGAGATTGCCGAGGCTCATCATGCAAACCTGATCGATTGGGTTCTCTTTCGGGCCTATTCAAAGCCTGACGCCGACGCCTTCGATGCGAACAAGTCAGCAGTTTCGCTGGCCGCGTTCGAGAGGTATTTCGGCGCGAGCACCAATGCTGATCTGCGCCGCCGGCAGAACGCCAGCCGGCCGCACCGCAACCGGGTTCATTTGTGACATGCAACTCTTGATCAAGGACGGTTTCCTGTATGCCGACAATGTGTTCCTCTGCTACTGCGATGCCGGCAATGGGCGCAACGATCTTCCAGTTGGACGCTATGAGATCGCGGCGCAGTATTCGCACGCCCACGGACGAGAGCTTGCCCATGCCTACGATCTCGGATGGATTGGCGATGAGCGTGGCTGCGATGTCGTTTTGGGTCGAGTACCCGGTCGCCATGGCGTCATTCCATCACCTGCTAGCACAAGCGCCCTGCTTGCCCGTCTCGAAGTAGCCGAGGACGCCGGCCGCAAAGTCGTGCTGGAAGTCAAATGAACACGGATGAGCGCATCGCCGTTCTTGAAGCGGAAATCGCCACACTGAAATTCGCCGTGATTGCCCTGGCGTTTCGTCTGGAGGCCAATAGCCTTGCCGCCTACGCATCTCCTGACGAACAACCTTCGGAGGTGCTGCATTGAACCTGATACCTGACTGGAAACTCATTGCACGAAAGGCGTGGTCTGTTCGCCTGATGGCAATCGCCTCGATCCTTTCCGGCTGCGAGGCGGTGTTGCCCTACGCCGAATTCGTGCTGCCGCGCGGCTCGTTCGCCCTGCTGTCGTTCGTCATCGTGACGCTGGCCCTGCTGGCACGCTTCGTCGCGCAGCGCGATATTCAGGACGCCAGCAAGGAAAAAGATGAAGGGATGATTCAGTGGTAATAAGCCCGCGCTACCTGTCTCGCAAGTTCCTCCTGACGATGCTGATCGTCCTGCTCGGCACGTTTCTACGGTGGTTCGATCTGGTCGATGGTGGAATGTGGGTCACGGTCGTTTCGCTGGCCCTGACAGTCTATGTCGGCGGCAACGTTGTGCAAAAACAAGGGGAACTACGATGACTATGACCCGTAACCAGAAGGTCGGTACGGCTATTGCTGCGGTCGTGGCACTGACGGCAAGCTCTGAGGGGGTTCGCCAGTTCGCGTACTACGACCCTCCGGGCATTCTCACCGTCTGCTATGGGCATACAGGAAGCGACGTGAAGAAGGGCGTTAAGTACAGCCTCGACGAGTGCAAGGCGCTTCTATCAAAGGACATGCTGACGGCGATGGAGGCGGTCGACCGCTGCCACCCTGATCTACCTGTTCCAGTTCTCGCCGCTTTCGGAGACGCCGTATTCAACATGGGGCCGACGGTCGCGTGCAACAAGGCGCAGTCACGCGCGGCCCAGTACCTCTACGCGGGAAACTACGCGGCGGCGTGTAACGAACTGCCGAAGTGGAACAAGGCGCGCGTGGCCGGTGTTCTTGTTGCCTTGCCCGGCCTGACAAAGCGGCGTGCGGCTGAACAGGCACTCTGCCTGGAGGGCGCATGAACACCTTCCGCCGCGGCATCATTTCCTCCGAGATCACTTCCCTCTGCGACTCGGAACGGCGCATCGGCGTTCTGATTGCTGCCGAGGAAAAGGCGCTCACAGCGCAGCCCGATCCGATTGAGAACTCGCAGCACTCCGCATCTTCCCGCGTTGCCCTTGCCACGCTGAGGTTTGCTCGGGATGACGTGCAGAAGGCAATCCGCAACCTGAAGACTGCGCTCGATTCCGAGAACATTGAGCACATCGACATTGGAGCCGCCGCATGCTCGCCATGATGACTCCCACCCGATACCTGCTGCTCGGCATGGTCGTTGCACTGGTTGCCCTGACGCTACTCCTGCTCGGTGCGAACGCCAGGGTGAAGCAGTTCAGGGCCGAGTTGGAGACGTGTACCGCGAACCACAAAGCGTTCGTTTCGCTCACGAAGTCCGCCGGAGACCTTGCCAAGGCCAAGGCGCAAGCCACGGAGTTGAAAAATGAAATCATCGTCGAACAAACCCACACAGGGTGGGCTGCTGCCCTTGCTTCTGTGCGTACTGATGCTAACCGCGAGCGGTTGCGCGTCGCAGCCGGTGGAAGTTCCGGTGGCAGTGGAGTGTCCGCGCCCGCCCAAGATCGACCCTTCAATGCTGGAACCGACCCCAACGCAATACCTCCTGCCGCCCGAATTGCGCAGGACTGCGCGGAAACCACAGTGACAGCGAATTATTTGCAGAGCTACATCGAGAAAGTCGAGGCGCAGTGATGTTTGATCATTCTGGTCACTTCGAGTGGTTTTTCAAGGTAGTTGAACACGCCAAGGAGGCGTTTGCGTCGTTCGTGTTCTACGGTGCGACGCAGCAAACAACTATCAACACGTCTGCCATCGCTACTTCGGTCGTTGTCGGAGTCCTGTCCGCCATGGCGGCAACGTATGTCCAGTCTGACCGAACCGCCAACGACCTGAAACGCGAATCCGCTGCGAGCGCAGAGTTTCGTCAGGAGGTTCGTGACTACATGCGCAACCAAGGGGATAAGCTCTTGGCGTTGTCCGAAAAAAGCGGGCGCCTCGAAGTAGAGATAGCGGCGATGCGCGGAGCCATGAGCGGTATGAGCGAGATGAGCGGGATGAGCGGCAGTCGCAGTCAACGGGGGATGAGTAATGACCGATAAAGAAATTCTGATCCAGAAGGGAAAGACCTTTTCCCTCGTCGTTCGGTGGGGGACAGAGCCTGTCGTGCGCAAGGCGATCACGGCAATTTCTCTTGCTAATGGCGCACCGCGCCTGACAATCTCCTCGCACGGAATCCCGGATGGCTGGAACGGCACGGTCTATGGCGTTGAGGGAATGAAGCAGATCAATGACGTAGGTGTTCAGCAACTTACGGTCATCGACTCAAACACCATCGAACTGAACGGCGTCACTCCTGTCGACGATAACGGGAAAATGTGGCCGGCGTATACCTCTGGCGGGTTCGTAAAGTTCTACACACCCAAGAGCCTTGCGGGCTATACGGCCCGCATGGACATCAAGGACAAGATCGGCGGCACGGTATGGGCGTCGTCAGAGGTTGCTGACACCCCATACGACATCATTGAGATCACTGTTGACGACGCTGCCAAGACAATCACCTTGACTATCGACGCTGTTGATACCGCCGCACTGACGGCGAAGCGTGGTGTTGCCGACCTTGAGCTTGTCTCGGTTGGTGGCGTGGTAACGAAACTCAAGCTGACGCAAGGCGAACAAGACGAACCCGATGCCGTCCGAGTGGCCGGCGAAGTAACGACGTAAAAGGAGTATCCCCATGAGTCTTTCCAACACTTCCGAAAACGCAACCCTGAAAATGCACCTTCAGGGTACGGACCCGTCCTATCGTGCAGGCGCTACGCAGTACCTTGCGCTATTTACCGCCGACCCTGGCGAAGCCGCATCACTTGCCGCCGAAGCAGATTACACCGGCTATGCGCGGGTGGCACTGACCAAGGCAACCGCATGGACTGATGGCGGGTCGTCTTTCACGAATGCTTCCCTGATCCAGTTTGGTGCCTGTACCGCAGGAACGAATGCAATCACGCACTTTGCCGTGGTCGATACAGCTTCAGGTGCGGTAGCGCAGATGATTTCTGGTGCGCTGTCGGCAACCTTGAACGTATCTGCCGGTATTCAGCCGCAATTTGCCGCTGCTGCGCTGACGGTCACTGCTGACTAATTGTGGCTGGATTTCGCAACGTCAAAGCATGGGCATCTGCGCCTGACTTGGGCAGATACCATGTGACCACTTTCCGCAAGGCCGTAGCATCGTCGGCCACAGTGGCGAACGATTTTGTGGATTACACCTACTTTGCCGGAAATCCGCCTGCAAACTTCTACGCCTCTGCTCCTTTGGTTGCGGCGCTGGTAGAGGATATTCGCGGCTTTAATGTGCCGAATGTTTCGCCGATGAAACAGTTCGTCAAGAGCATTACGGTCATGTCGGCTGCTTCATCGGCAACAGCTACTACGAACCAGAATCAGCGAATGGTCCTATGTGACTACCTGCTGTATTACCCGTTCGTTGATACGGACGCGGTTGGCGAGTTGCAGGAAATGATCCAGACGGCTTCATTGACCCGCTACACATCGGGTCAAGGCGTGATGATGATGGCTGTTTCACAATCTGCATCTTCGGCAGTCGGTACATTTACAGTTTCATACACAAATCAGGACGGGACCGCAGGGCGTACAAGCGGTGTGACCTATACCAAGGTGGTATCAGGCGGCGGAACGCTTGTTTCATCAACCAACAATGCGGCAACAGGCTCGCAACCGTTCATTCAACTACAAGCTGGCGATACCGGAGTGCGTTCGGTTCAGTCCGTCACGTTCTCTGCCGCAGGTGGCGGGCTGATGGCGATTGTCCTAGTCAAGCCATTGATGCACTTCTACTGTACTCAGGAATGCCGCCGGACCACATCGGGAAACCTAGAAAGCTACGGGGCAGCATCGCAGGTTGAAAGCATCATTCACAGACAACCTGTAGAACTTATTGATGGTCGGGTACTCGGTATCGTTTCGCTAGGCAACGCGGGAACGCTTGCGTCCTCAATTCTTACTGGCGTTCTCGAAACGCATTGGAGCTAACATGGGGCTAAACATACTTCCATTTCTTATGGAGCTTTATGCGGCTTATAACCGTAGGATTAACGGCGAATTGCTTTGCAAGGTATTTACCAGGAACACCAGCGGCGAGCGCGGCTCTGATTGTGGCGATAGCGTGATTCGGTATCTTTGCGCGAACGTGTGCATCACCAACAACGGCGCGGCCTCTGTCAAGCGCGTCCTGCGTGTTTTGGGCGTGCGTACCAGGAATCAGGTGCGCCGGATTAACGCATTTTGGGTTGTCGCATGAATGCCTTAACAATAGCCCTTCAGGTATCGGCCCAAAGGCTAGTTCATACGCGACGCGATGCGCTCGTTCTGCCTTTCTGTTTATGCGGATTGACCCGTATCCGGTTTTTAAAAGTGCGCCCGTCCATATCCAGCAATCGCCTGACTTATCAACTTTCTCCCAAAACCTTTCAGCAAGCGGCCTTCTCTGCCACTTCGATTGCGCCTCTGCCCGACACTTGCGCGAGCAATAGGATCGTTTCGCTCTATGCGACGGCGGCGCGTAATACTCCGCTCCGCACTCTACGCAATAGCTTGGGGTTCCTTCCTTCTTCATCGCGGCCCTTTCTGGTTGCACTTGGTTAATAAAGGAATTATATCATGGGTTTCCAGAGTCAAGACGACCTGATCAATCAAGTCACCACCAACGGCAAGATCGAATCCATTGTCTATCAGAAAACCTCCGTCGCGGTAGGTCAAGCCGGTCATTGGCAACACCTTCTAAACTCTGCCGGTTCTATTCCCGCTGCGACCTTCGGCGGAACTGAAGCGACTTTCACCGCTACCGACAACACCTGGTCGGAAGGCGCTATTGCCATTGGAGACCAGACTTCTCCAGCTACCAAGCACATTTTGACGCTTGGGGCTTCTGTCGTTGCCGCTGCCGGTGCGCCGTGGTTCGTGTTGCCGATTGACCTTGTAGGTTATGCCAAGCTGACGACAACCAACGTAACGACTACCGGCACTAAGACAATCACTATGACGCCGATCAGTAACACGGCGGCGAACGTGGATAGGTACGCCAATGGAGAAGGCTTGCGTTTGTTCATTGGGTCATATTCTGCGATGGGGGCGAATGCGCCGACCATGCAAGTGACTTACACCAACAGCGCAGGAACCACTGGCAAGGTGACGACTTCGGGGTGTGTCTCGACGGCCTCTGCGACATCTGGAACGATCCTGAATTCAGGTAACGCGGCGAACAAATACGGCCCGTTCCTTCCTCTGGCCGCTGGTGATACTGGCGTGAAAGATATTGAATCAGTGATTTGGGGCGGTACGGCCCATGCTTCCGGCTCGGTCTTCGTCGGCTTGTGCAAGCCGCTGTGTATGCCGATCCCTGTCCCGGCAACGGGTCTTTACAACATCATGGATTTCGTCAATACGGTGCCTAGTATGCCGAGATTGAAAAACGGCGCAAACATCACGTTCCTTGTATTCGGTACGGGCGCAACGACCGCAGCGGCAACGGTATATGCAAACTTTGATTATGGGTATGGTGGTTAATCATGGGGCTGCTGTCGAACGGATACCGGCACATGCTGAAAGGCAAACTGTTTGGCGCTACGGCGCTTGACGGTGCAAATCCATCCGTTCTTCTAAACCGTTTCAGTCAAGCCGCACCGATCAGGAATCAATTCATCGGGGAAGGGATTGATAGCAACTACGCTGCAAAACCTTCCGGCCATTTACACCCTTCGGCATGGATGATGCCGCAGAAGTCAGGGGATATGTCTTCGCGGAATGAGGCTGAGATTACGTTTTCCACAACCGCAAATGGGGTGATGGGCTTCCCCATTGTGGGCAGTGCATCGTTTGCGTTCTCTCTGCCTGATGCCGATATTCTTCCGGTTGATGACACCTCTCCGGCAAGAACGGCCTCTGCCTCGTTTTCCATATCTATCCTTGATGCAACCGGACAGCTTATTTCTTCTGGCTCCGGCTCTGCAAGCATGGAGATTTCCACTAATACGCCATTGCTTACGGCTTCAGTTAGTGGTGATGGAACGACCTCGTTTTCGATCACGACAAATAATCCGGTTCTTGGCGCAGAAGCAAGCGCGGTTGGAACGGCAAGCCTGACGTTTTCTATTTCTGGATCAATTCTTCCACTTGATGACACGCCTCCGGCACGTACAGGATCAACGGTAATAACCATTTCTGGCGGGCTGACACCTTACGCCATTGGAAACATGATTGGCTCGACTGACGTTGCTACAGAGCTTACGGCGGACAGCATTGCTTCTGCGGTATGGAATGCAATCGCGGCTTCGTTCAACGACGCGGGTTCAATGGGGAACAAACTCAACACGGCCTCTTCTGGCGGTGTTGATATGGATGCCCTGGCTCAAACAGTTTGGGAATACGCGCTGCGCTCTATGCCGGCGGCTGAACGGGCTGCTGTGGCCGATGCTGTGTGGGCCAAGGAGATTCCGTGAACACGGGAGAGCGTCTTGCTTCACTGTCCAGTTTGCCTAGCGGCAGTGCTATGGCTCACCTCCTGGCCCTCCAGGCAGGGACAGGCGCGGGCGACTCGTTCTATAGCGGGACTGTGCGCGTGGTCACGTCGCAGTCCGGGGTGTCGGTGCAGCACAAGGCCAAGCGCCCCGCTGTTGAGCGGGAAGGGACCGTGCGGAATATTCCTGAACGACAGAAGAAGTCGCGCAGTATCGGTTTTGCTTCCGTATTGTCTCCGCGAAACACGGCGCACAGTTTCACCCAACAAGAGGAAGTGTTCGTCCTTACTCGAATAGTAAATGCAACC